CTTGGCATCGACAGTGGCTGAGGTTCCGAGCGTGCCGGGGCTAACCAGCGCCAGGAAGCGATCGAAGCGCGAAGCATCGATCCAGCCCGTCGTGACAGTTCCGGCCGTGGTGACGTCAGGATCGACGGCACCCAGAAGCGCCATGGCTTCGCTTGCTTTATGAGTAGTCATAGACTTATCTCCAGTGAGGGCCGGCGCTTACGCGCGCTCTGCCAGGGTGACGAAGGGTGACATGGTGTTGCTGCCGACCCGGGGCTGGATCGGTGCAGACAGCCACGGATGACCGCCGACACGCATGATGAACCGGAAGGCCATCGCGTCTGCGTCGAAGTACAGGTGCATCGAGGTGTCGACCTTGATGCCGTTGCGCTTGACCACAGTTGCATAGGCTGACCAATCCACCAAGCTGATATCGCCCTTGTCGCCAAGGGTTGACGCGGCCTGCGTGTAGATGATGGGGCGACCCTTGAGCGTGTCGAACGGGCTGTCGGAGTATCCGCCCGCTGGCAGGAATACCGGACGCGGGCTTTCCGTGCCGGTGAACTGCAAGTTCTGCAGCTGGCTCTCGATGTCCTGATTGACGACCCAGACCGCGTTTCGGCGATTCGGAAATGGCATGCGCTGCCACATCGTGTCGATGTTTTCGCGCAGGACGGTATCAGCGGTCTGGCTGCCTTCGGCGGCAACGGTGATCAGCGCCGGGCTGTTCAGGAACCCAAGCGGACGGCCAACGCCACTGCCTTGCACGATTGACAGATCGACTGCGAAATTCATTTTTCGCGGAGCCCGGCGACGAATGTAGGCATCCATCGCGGTTGCGTCTTCCAGCTGCTCATTGGAAACATTCACCAACGCAGTCACCTTGCGAGCGTTCCACTCGACCAGATCAAGCGCGGGCTTGCTGCCGGTGAGCTGGTTCAGTTCGTCTTCCCAGTAGACCTGAATGCCGCCTGATGTTTGCCAATCCGTGGTTTCATCAATGGGCATCTTGATCGAGCTGCCAGAGATCGGGATCTGGTCGGTTCGGCTGAACAGCGATTCTTCGCTGTTGACCGCTTCCATGATCTCGGCCCGGAACTCGGGCGGGACGGCGTAGCCACCATCGGTTCCGCTGCTGTTGCTGCCAGCCGTGCCGGGTACGGCAGCGCCGATCAGCAATCGATCGTCGATGCTGGCATTGACGCGACTGCAGGCGTTGACGACGCTGGCGGCGAAATCACCGAAGTGATTGAACCCTGCCTTCGGGTCATCTTCACGACGATCACGGCCAACGGTGACTGATTCGTTGAACTCGACGCCTTCCATGGTGCGCTCGGCGTTGTCGAGTTGGCGTTCGGCCGCAATCTGTTCGTCAAGCGCGGTGATCTTGGTGATCACTCCCTGCTTTGACTCAAACTGCTCCGGGGTAAGATCATCGGTTTCGGCGTCTGGCTGGATAGCCTTTGCCTCGGCGATCAGATCGGTCTTGCGCTTCATAAGCGCGCGAAGGCGGTTGTTCATGATAGTTGTTCTCCGTAGTGGATTGCTTCGATTAGTGAGAGGTCGGCGGCCATTCTGCGATTCGGCGTTTGCGCCCGCTTCGAGGTTGAAAGCCTTGCGATCAGTTCATCGAAAGATTCGATTCGATCAACCAGGCCCGCAGCCTTGGCATCTTTCGCCATTAGCACGCGGCCTTGGCCGAATCCGTTTTTCACGTCTGAAACTGAAACGTCGCGATTCTTCGCAACGCCTTGGGTGAAATCGTTATAAAAACCGTCTATCAGTGCCTGCATGGCCGAGCGGGCCTCATCGTCAAGCGGCTGATATTGATTGCCCTCGCCCTTGTACTTTCCAGCGGTCAGGATGCTGGCCTCGACGCCGGCCTGCTCCAGAGCGCCGGCCATGTTGAAGTGCGTCGATATCACGCCGATTGATCCGGTCAGTGAACTAGGCGACGCGATGACTTCATCTGCAGATGATCCGAGCCAATAGGCAGCCGATGCCATCATGTGATTGGAAATTGCGACAACTTTTTTGCGGCCCCGAACCGCTGCAATCGCTGCTGCGCATTCCTGCACGCCAGACACGGTGCCGCCGGGGCAGTCCATATCAAGAACAATGACGCCGACTGATGGATCGGCGGCCAGCGCGGTGACGGTGCGTGAAAGACGATCTGATGAAGCCAGGCCGAAGACCCGAGCCAGAAAGCTATCTTTCGACATGAGAGGGCCAGACACTGGGACCACGGCGACGGCGCCAGACATAACCGTTTCGGACTCGCGTGCGGCTGCGGGCGGTTGGCCGGTCTGGGTGTATTGCTTTACCTGGGCGCAAAGTTTATCGATTGCGCTTGGCAAGATTGCCCACGGCTGTTCGTTGATTTCTGCGAAAAGCTCATTCATGGTTTGATAACTCCATTAACTTGTCAGTGCCCGACTGGGCCCAGCGATCTATCACGGCGTTTGAATCCGGGGCTGCGAGTAGTTCAAGCTCGAGGTCTTCGCAGTAGGCCTCGGAAAGCGGCGGGCCGATCTGCATGGCCTCAGCCACGAATCTGGAATGCTTTTCGAAAAACTCTGTTGACCAGCCCGCAATCGGCTTTTCACAAGCCGCCGCCTTGCGGGCGCGGCCGACCAAGCGAGTCACGCAGCGCTGAGCGTTGGCCAGAATCATGGCCTGCATTCGGGCTTCGTTCGCAGGCCGTTGGGCGTTTTCCGGTGGCCTAAGTTGATCGCCGCCGTCGATCGGGTTGCGGTCTTCAAGCTCGCGCACTTCGTTTGGGGTCAGCCAAGGATGATGACCACCAGCACCCAGCGCGCGGGTGTAATACTCGCCTCTGGTGGCCGTGTCACCGCGCAGAAGGCCAGCGACTTCAAGCCGGAAATAGTGGTCGATCACTTCATCGGCATCGAGCAGCTGCATGTCCATGCACTGCTCCCACCGCCGCGCAACTGGAATCATCGTGTTTCTGACGAAATCCAATTCCATTTGCTCGACGTTGCTGAACTTTGCCTGGTCCAGTCGATAGATCTTGTAGGGCGGCACGCGCATGATCTGGCTGATCACGATATCTTCGTTTTTCAGCGACTCGAGATACTGCATGTCGGTGTGCTTCAACGACAGTTCGTGATACTCCATACCTCGATCAAGCACCGGCGTGCTGAACCTGTTGGCGCCGGTCTGAGCGCGCTGCCAGGATTTCTTGAGAGACTGCTTGCTCTCTCCGTTTTGCTTGCCGGGAACAGCGATCCAGCCGGGCATCGTGGCGCCGTTGCGGTAAAACTCAGAGCCGAAATCACGGGTGGCGACTGACTTGCCGATAGTTTCGCGGTGCCACTCGATCGGGTTCAGGCCGAGCGGGCCGTCGAGAGTCGGGCCTGCAATGTGCAGGATTTCGTCCATCGTGTAGATCTGTTCGCGGTCGCCGCCTTCCTGCACCAAGAAACGATGCGAGGTTTCGGTCAAACGCTCGATCTTGACGCGATCCGGATGAATCGGGACCAGGGCAGTGATTCGGGCACCACGTCCCATGACTTTGCGATTGTAGAAGTTGCCGCGCAGGTCCAAATGCAACTGACCCATTTCGCGCCATTGGTAGCTGGTCTGGTAGCGATTAGGCTGTGTGTGAACAAGATTCCAAAGATCTGAATCGCGGGCTTTGGCCCGGCCCTTATCAACGCGGCGATAAAGACACAAGGGCAGTTGTGCCATTGTCTGGGCCTTAACAATCGCGCACGACCAGAAGGCAGAGAGTTTCATCGCTGATTCAGGCGTGACGCGCTTGCCGCTGAGGCTTTTGTCAACCGGTTCATACCAGAAGTCGTCAGTCGCGCCGCGCGTGTCTTCGCTGCTCAAGATGAACATTTAGTCACGCTCCGGGGGGCGTTGCGTTGGCATCGCGCGCTGTATCATGGCCAGGCAAACAAACACCGCCAAACCTGCACTGATCAGACCGAACCCAATGCCCGCCACCAGGCCGACACCAGCACCGATCAGAGCGATCGCGCTGAGCATGGCCAGCAACAGCGAAACATTCCACATCTTGGGATTCATACGGTCAGAACCTCATATTTTTCGTCAATGGATTCGTCGTTCTCAGATATGAACGCTCCGCATGCCATGAACAGTGCGCAAGCCGGGTCGATCTTGTCCGGGCTTCGCTTTTTGTCTGGCGCTTGGTTCATGTTTGCGTCATATCGAGGAACTACATTCCCCAATGCCCAGCGCAGCAAAGCGTCACCGCCGTGGCTTAGTTCGCCGGCCTTGTACTTGCGCTCGGCATGCTGCATTGCGGGGTGATAGCTCTTGCCGCCCTGAATGAACTGCACCATTGGCAGACCCTGATCGACCAAGCGATTCACCAAGTCGGCGGCATTCCATGGATCGTAGGCAATCTTTTGAATATCAAACCGCTCATACAGCTCGAGCAGATCATTCTCGATGACGGCGTAGTCAGCCACGTTGCCAGGCGTCTGCTTGATCAACCCTTGCTCGACCCATCCCGAATACCTGGGCGTGCCGCTCAATGTCAGCTGTTCAGCAGCATCGCGGGGGCACCAGTTCCAGCCAGCGGTATATCCGCCGCCGTCGATCTCCCAGTACAGGCGCATGGCGTTGATATCACTGTTCGAAGCCAGATCTATGCCGCCATAGCACGGAAACCCGGAAAGCCAGTCAAGATCAACGGCGTTGCCGCATTCATCCCACGCGACCAGATCCAGCCAACTATCAGCCGCAACCGCTTCACGATTGCAGCGCTTGATCCTAAACTCGGCCAGCTTTGAGGGCATGGCACGGGCGTCGATGGAGTCTTTTCGGATCGCGTCCAATAAGGCCGGGTTGACGTCAATCAGGGGGTTGGCTTTGATCCACTTTGTTTCGTCGTGAATGTCATCATCATCATCGAGCTGGTAGAAACAGGCGAGAAAGTGGTCAGCCTCTA